TACCTTTGCTCGTATATCTAAATGTACTGAGAAAAAGTACATACCTCATCCAACCACTTGGCTTAATGCTGAGAGATGGGATGATGAAGTTGATGACATAGCAAATCAATCTAATACAGACAGGCTCAATGACATCTTGGATTTCAATCCAATGCAGCAACTTAACAACCTTACTGTAATCAAGAAGGAGATAAGCTAACATGGGAATCTATGAGGATCGTACCAAAGTTATTGGAGCGTGGCTTACGAACGTCCTCCGTCGCTATACGCCACCATCAGGAATGGATGATAACACCCTTCGTGAAGAACTGAACTTCATTGTAGAAGATGTTAATAAAAATATACCTACACAATTTGATGCTTTAGATATTTCATCTGTACTTACCAAGACTGACGGACACGTTCGGGCAACCCATGGCCCAAGAACGTGGCCTTCTGTCAAGACGTTTATTGAATGCACTAAAAAAGCTGTTGATACTCACTCTCGTCACATTGCTATACCTAGTGTGACTACTAATGATGTAGCTACAGACCTACAAGTTATAGCCAAGAAGATTCGTAATGGCGATCCTATACCTGACTATATACTTAAAGAAAATTCTCCCTATCGCATTGTAATCATGGAGGAAACTGGGATAACTCCACAAGACTTTAATAAATATCTTGCACCAGAACACAGGGTGTAGTAAACAAAACGTGGACACTACAACAGGAGTTAATAATGAACCGCAAAGGATTCATAGGCGGCAGTGATGCCGTTAAGATTATGGCTGGTGATTGGTATCATCTGTGGAAAATAAAAACAGGTCGCGTTGAGTCAGATGATTTGTCTCGCAACCTAGCTGTACAAATGGGTGTACTTACTGAAAGCCTTAATCTTTCTTGGTTTGAACATGAATACGACAAGCTGATACACCAGCATCAACTTGAGATTAAAAGAAAAGCACCCCTTAAAGGAACAATAGATGGCATGGTCAAAGGTACTAATGCAATCATTGAAGCCAAACATACATATGGCGGCAACAACATGGAGTCAGTCATTGATTATTACATGGCTCAGATACAGTTCTATTGTTATTTAGCGGAAGCAGATGGTTGTTATCTGTCTGTTCTATTTGGCAATAACACATGGCGGTGTTCTTACGTTAGTTACAGCGAGTCTTATATAGCTACAATGCTTGATGCAGTTCAAGAGTTTTGGGGATACGTCGAGCGTGATGAAGAACCAATAAACTACGACATCCCTCTGCAAGTAAGCACAGATAAAATACTTGTTGATGATATGGTTCGACGTGATGCCAGATTTGACAACGAGTTTATGGATGCTGCTGTTACTTACACACAATACCAACAACACAATGTTGTATTTGAAAACGCTAAGAAAAGCCTCAAAGAAATGGTCGCAGATAATGAGCGTGAGGTGTACTGCGATCAAATATCTATACGCAGAGATAAACGTGGATCACTTAGAATAAACACAAGGAAGGAAAAGTAATGAGCAACTTAGACATATGGAACAAGCTATCCAAGTCAGACCCGAAGTATCTAAAGAAAGTTAGTTTTGGATCGCGCAGCTTCACAGCAATTGACCCTCAGTATCAGGTTAGAATGATGACTGAACAGTTTGGAGCTATAGGTGAGGGCTGGGGATGGCACAACAATACAGAGTTTGTGGCTGTGAGCAACGGAGACAGCGCTGTAGTAGCCAATGTAACTGTTTGGCATACATCCCCTTCTAATTCCTTTGGGCCATTCACGGGCTGCCGTAAGTTCTTTGACGCAGCAAAGGGTAGAATGTCAGAAGATGCACCAAAGATGGCTATCACTGATGGCCTAACGAAAGCCCTATCACACATAGGGTGTAACGCTGACGTTTTCTTAGGGGAAATGGATGGCAATAAGTACGCCGCAGATAGCGGTAATAAAAGTAGCTGGTAATATAAAGGAGCCAGAAGCATGGCAGAATATGACAACACAAACACAGGCGCAGCATTCAAACCATTCGATACAATGAGAATGATACTGCAAGGCAAAGTCAACATGGAGGGCAATGATAGAAAGGTTGTTCTAGTTGCAGACGAAACCAAGAATGGAATGAAGATCATTGAAGTCTATCAAAAGATGGGTGTCTTGTTTGAAAATCAAAGCGACAATGAAAAAGCACCGCACTTTAGCGGCCCCCTTGAGGACTATGCAAAAGGACAAGTTGAACAGATTGCAGCTTGGAAGCGTGAAAAAGATGGTGGCAACTATATGTCAATGACACTCAGCGCAAAGCAATCTAAAGCATCACCAATCAAAGATGATAAGATTCCTTTCTAATGGAACAGTGGCGCGAAATGACCCAGCGTCACAAGCGTGAACGGATTGAGTTAGTACAATCACTGGCTCAATCTCGTTACACCCAGACGCAAGCATCGAAGATACTAAACACTAGCCTTCATTGCTTAAATAATTTTATTAAAAGAAATCAAATACACTGGCCTGTTAAGCAACAGGGGAAAAAACAATGATTACTTATTATGCAGTAATGATTCTTAGCTATACATTAGAAGGCGAACCCCTCCAATCAAAAATATTATATCCTTCTGCAAAAGAATGTGGCGATGCTTTAAAGCAAGTGTATCCTACTATCTATAAGTTTGACAAAGATAGTGTTGGTCAATGTAAGCTAACAGATATTATGTCAAAAGTAATAAGACCAAGGAGCAGACCAGAAAAATGATTGTATACAATGAAATGCTTTCTAAAATGTTAGAAGATGCAAAGAATTGCAACGATAGATTAAAGCAAGTTAAAGGAGCAGCAACCTTTGAAACACTATCAAGAAACAAAGACAATGGCATAAAGGGGGGAAGGCCAAGCAAGTATCATATAGATAAAGTAGACTTGGGTGAAATAGAAACTTGGCATCAAATAAGAAAGCGACACACAGAAGAACTAAAAGAAGCCTTGCTTAAACTAAAGGATGCTAAGTACACACAAACCGAAGCAGCCAAAGCACTAGAAATAAAGCCTAAAGCATTAGGAAACTACATAAGAACAAACGGAATCAAGTGGGATATTTATTCTTAATTATAAATCCTTTAACCATCTGTGTATTTTTTTGGTTTTATTTATCCTGTCATCAAGTCCGTGATACCCACCGTTTACTCGCTTTGTAATTATTTGTATAACATCTTCATACACGCCCTTGTCTGCTATCTTGAATAAGTTGTTCTTATTAAAATACCATAGCGCAGTTTCAAATGCGTATTCCTCTTCGACTAAACTAGGATTAGTCATTACATCTGGCATACCCATATCGGAAGCAAAGGATTGATAATTGGCCTTGCCTGTTAATTGAAGCCATCCCCTGCCAATAAAATTTTCAGCATCATCTTCAGTTTCGTTGCCAAGAGACGTGCGCAGATAAACTTTTCTAGCTATTCTGCTTGGTTGCCGATGATACTCACGCGCCTCTGCCTCGGTCTTAAACCTAGTAGGCCATGTGGTTATCAGCCCTTTCCAACTGTAGTTTAAGTTTTCTTTGGATCGCTTAAATCCACCACTCTCATGTGAAGCTTGGCCCAGTAAATGGGCACCTCTTTCGGGAGACAAACCATAGTGCGTTGCTATTGCACGAGCCGTGTTTGGGCCAAACTCACCGTCAGCGCCAGCGCCTATTTTTGCTTGTAAGTTACGCATCGCATCGCTCATCGTTTCATCTCCATTAAGCTTACTGATTTACCTTCATGTACTTAGACACCGCTCTTCCACCAAACCAGAAACTCATTATAGCTGCAAACAATCCTGACGTATTGTCATCCCAAATGAGCGACAGTGATCTACCCAAATCATTGCCAGCATTCATCAAAGCAATTAACGCCGTGACTTTGATGGCAACGAAAAGGCCAAAAAAAACATAAGTGATAACAGGACGGACACTACCTCGTAGTGCGTTAATAAAGCCTCCTGCATCCATGCTATCATGTTTGTATAGACCCTCTGTTTCTTTAATCTCAGCTTGCT